TCGGCCAGGACGGCCCGGCCAATGCCCGCCTGCAGCTGGTGGCGCAGGGCGAGGAGCGCTCCGCCACCACCGTCGATGCCGCGCCCGCCAGCTGGGCGCCGCGGCGCTTCGCCCAGGCGCGCGGCTTCGTGCGCCGCGGTGGGCAGCCGCTCGCCGGGGTCACCGGCGGCAGTCTCACCTTCTCCAACAGTCTCGAGCGTATCCGCACGATCCGCGATGACGGCAAGATCGATGCCGCCGATCCGACGCTGGCCACCGCCAGCGGCACGCTGGCGCTGCGCTTCGATGGGGCGACGCTCATGGGCGAGGCGAGCGATGGCGATCCGGTCGCGCTCGAATATGGCCTCACCATGCCCGAGGGCTATGCCCTGCGCTTCGAGCTGCCGCGGGTGTTCCTGCCGCGCAGCAAATACGCGATCAGCGGCCCCGGCGGGGTCGAGGCCCGCTACGAGTGGCGCGCCGCCTTCGACGAGGCCGAGGGCACCATGCTGCGCGCCCGCCTGCTCAACGATGTCGCCAGCTATGCGTAAGGAGGAGTGTTCCCGATGATCCGTCTCGATCTTGCCCGCGCGCCGTTCTGGCTCGATCTCGGCCATGGGGTGCGCCTGCTGGTCGCGCCGCTCACCACCGCGCTGATGGCCGCCGCGCGCAGCGATCCGCTGGTCGCCGGCCTTGGCGAGGGCGCTTCGAACGAGGCGCTTGCGGTGGCCATGGCCAAGGCGCTGGCGCGGCTCGCGGTGCGCGACTGGGAAGGGGTGGGCGATGCCGATGGCAATCCCCTGGCCGTGAGCGGCGATGGCCTCGATGCCCTGCTCGACCTCCTGCCCTTCTTCGAGGCCTTCCAGCTCGGCTATGTTGCGAAGGGCCTGCTGCTGGAGGAGGAAAAAAACGCCTCGCACGGCTCGCCGAGTGGCACTTCGGCGGAGGCGAGCGCTATTGCCGCGCCTGCAGCACCACCTGCGCCCAGTGCCCTGCCGTCCTGAACCGACCGCACACGCTCGAGGGCGCTCTGGTCTGGGATCTGGCGCAGCGCCTCGTCGGCCAGCTGCGCGCCGTGCCGGGCGCGGTCCTTGGCCTCGACCTCGCCGCCGCGCTCGCCATGGCCGAGGCGCTCGGCATCGATGCCCGCGCGGCGGCCGAGTTCCTGCCCGCGATCGAGGCGATGATGGTGCGCGGGATCAATGCGCAGATGGCCGCGGAGAGGGGCTGAGCAGACACCTATTGGGGGCGTTTGGCGAAGAATTGCACGTCATCGAGACCCTCGAAATGGGCATCGCAGGTCAGCAGGCGCGCGCCATGGATGCGCGCGCTTGCCAGCATGACGGCATCGGCGGTGGCCAGACGATGCTCGCGGCAAAGCTCGGCTGCCAGCAGCGCGATGTGGGTGTCGAGCGTCACGACCTGGCAGGTCTGGGTGAAGGCGATGGTGCGATCGGCCGCGTCCTCGTCAACCTCGCGGGTGAGCCATTTGGCAAGCTCGAGCTGGACCATGGTGGGAACCAGCCAGCGATCCGGCTCCGGCAGCAGCGGGGCAAGGCGCTTTCCCGTTGCCGAGCCGACCAGCCATTCGATCCAGGCCGAAGTATCGACCAGGATCATCAGGTCCTGTCCGCCCGGTCGCGGAAATCCTCGGTTCTGGCGCCCTTGGCCATGCCTTCGAGGTCCGCCTTGCTCGGCACCGGCATGAGCAGGATGCCCGAGCCCTTGGGAATGAAGGCAAACTTCAGCCCCGCCCGCCAGTGCTGGGCCGAGCGGATCGCCTTGGGGATGCTGATCTGGAACTTCGAGGAAAGGGTTGCGGTCTCGGCCATCGGCTTGCTCCTGATTGATCGATCAAAGGAACGTAAGAAAAGCATTCTGACAAGGCAAGGATATCCCGACCCATGGCTGACAAACGCGTCTCGGTTCGGCTTGCGGTGGTGGGCGGGCGCGAGGTGCGCGCGGAGCTGGCCGGGATCGGCGAGGCCGGCGAGCGCAGCACGCAGCGCCTTGCGCGGGGGATGGATGCGGCGGGCGAGCGCACGGCCGCGCTGCAGGCGCGCATCCGGATCGCGGCCGCCGCCATGGCCGCGGCCTTTGCCGCCGGTGTGGTGACCATGGTGCGCTCCGGCCTCGAGCTCATCGACAGCCAAGCCAAGCTTGCCCAATCGATCGGCACCACGGTGGCCAGTGTGCAGACGCTGCAATGGGCGGGCGAGCTGGCCGGCGTGTCGATGGGCGAGATCGAGCAGGCCACCTTCCAGCTCACCCGGCGCCTGAGCGAGGCGGCGGCCGGCAGCGGCGCAGCGGTGGGCGCCCTGCAGCGCCTGCGCCTTTCGGCCGCCGCGCTCCAGGCCCTGCCGGTCGATCGGCGCATCATCGCCATCCGCGAGGCGCTCGAGCGCTTCGTGCCGCCGGCCGAGCGGGCGGCGGTGGCGAGCGACCTGTTCGGCAACCGCGCCGCGCTGGCATTCATGCGGATCGATACGGCCACGCTCCAGCAGGCGACCCGCGACGTCGCCGACTTCGGCGTGGCGGTCTCCCAGAGCGATGCCGCGGCGATCGAGGAGGCGGGCGATGCCATCGCAAGGCTGCAGCTGGTCTGGCAGGGGCTGGTCAACCAGCTGACCGTGGCCGCCGCCCCGGTGCTCACCGCCATCGCCGATGGGCTGGCCGCGCTGGCGCGGCGCAGCGGCGTGGTGGGCCAGGCGATCGGGCTGCTGATCGACAATATCGGCCGGCTGGTGGCGACCGGGCTTGTCCTGGCCGCCTTCATGGCCGGGCGCTGGGTGGCGAGCCTGGCGGCGGCCGCGCTCGCGACCGGAAGCCTTGCCACCGGGCTGGTGGTGCTGCGCGGCGCGCTGGCGCGCACGGGCATCGGCCTCGTGATCGTGGCGGCGGGCGAGCTGGTCTACCAGTTCTCCCGGCTCGTGCAGGGCGCGGGCAGCTTCGGCGAGGCCCTGGCGCTGCTCGGCGATCTCGCGCGCGAGGTGTGGGAGCGCATGGGCCTCCTCGCTGAGGTGGCCGGAGAGCGGATCGCCGCGGTCTGGCACGCGATCCGCGCCGCGGTGCTCGAGGCGCTCGATGGCGCGGTGCGCGGCGTGGTGGCCTTCGCCAACCGCACGGTCAACCTGTTCGAGGCCGCGCTGACTGCCGCGATTGCGATCTGGCAGCGCCTGCCGCAGGCGCTCGGCGATCTGGCGGTGCGCGCCGCCAATGCCCTGATCGGGGCGCTCGAGCGCATGCTGAACGCTGCGGTGCGCGGCATCAACCGCCTGCTCGCGGCCGCCAATGCCGGGCTCGACCTGTTGGGTTCCGAGCGGCGCATCGCGCTGGTGCCCGAGATCGACCTGCCGCGGATCGAGAACCGCTTCGCCGGGGCCGCGGCGCGGGCCGGCAGTGCCGCAAGGCGCGCCTTTGCCGAGGCCTTTGCCGACGATCCCTTCGCCATGCCTGAAGGGCTGGGGCGCATGGCGGGGGACGCGCGACAGCAAAGCGATGCGGCCTTTGCCCGCGCCGATGCCCTGCGCGCGCAGGCGCTCGCGCCGCTCGCCGCGCTCGAGGCGCTGGGCGAGGCGATGCAGCAGGCCGACCGCAGGATCGGCGAGGCTGGCGAGGCTGCCGCCATGCTCGACGAGCGCCTCGAGGCGATCGGTGGCGGCGGCGGCAATGCGGCTGCGGCCGGGGGCGGCTCCGGCGGATCGGCAGGCCGAGAGCCCGGCGGCGGCGCCGAGGGTTCGGCCGAGCGCGCGGGGCGTGCCTCGCGCGAGGCCGGAGAGGTGATCGCGCAGGCGGCCGAGCAGGCCGCGCGCGGCTGGGCGGCGGTACGCGAGGAACTGGCGCGCTATGCCGAGGAGGCGGCCAACTGGGGCAAGGGGCTGGGCCAGGCGCTGACCGGCGCCCTGCGCTCGGCCGAGGATGCCTTCGCCCGCTTCGTGACCACCGGCAAGCTCGACTTTCGCGGGCTGATCGACTCGATTCTTGCCGATCTCGCCCGGCTGGTGTTCCGCCAGGCGGTGACCGAGCCGCTCGCGCGCATGTTCTCGCAAGGGCTCGGCTCGCTGTTCGGTTCGATCTTCCATGCCGGCGGGGTGGTGGGCGCGCCCGCGCCGATGCGGCAGGTGCCCGCGCTTGCCTTTGCTGCCGCGCCGCGGCTCCATGGCGGCGGGGTGGCCGGGCTCGGCCCGCACGAGGTGCCCGCGATCCTCGAGCGCGGCGAGGTGGT